CACACCAGAACGCATTCCCGGTCGATGATCACCGGGATGCGGAATCCGAAGGTCCTGATCGAGGCCGCGACCGCCTCGATCGCGGCCTCGCTGGCGATACGCGGGTTGCGCTCGTACTCGCGGATGTGCTCGATCTCGATCAGTTCGACCTGCGGCGTTCCGTTGTTCGGCGTCATGTCCAATGCCTCCGTGCTTGGGGTTATCGATCCGTGAATAGACGAGAGACGCGCTGGCGTCTCTCGCCCTTGGCATGTCTTTTCAGGCCAGTCCCGGCCGTGCCCGACCCCGGAACGCCATGCCAGACCACACACCGCCACACCGCGTCCTTGTCGCCCCATCCGCTCCGCAGCGCCCCGCCCGTTCGCCGCCACTCCGCCCACGTTCGCCCACGTCGCGTCCGGGACCGCCGGGCGGGGAACCCCCGCCCAACCCCCGCCCGTTCGCCCACGTCCCGCCCTGCGCCAACGTGGGCGATACCCCCAGCCCCCCGGCGCTGCGCTCGGACAGGCGCAACAAACTCAGTCTCCCCTTGCGGCTGTTCCCGGCGGCCTCTCCGCGCAGATTCCGCCGGGAAGGAACCATGCCACCGAACTTCGAGCGCGAACTCGAAGCGCGCACGCGCTTTCGGTTCGCGGGTCGCCGCCAACCGGCGGCGCACCCGCGGGGGGTATGGGGGGTGCGCGCGCTTCGAGTTCAACCCGAAGCGCGAGCGCCCAACCGCGTGCGCGCACGCGCTTCGAGAAGTTCGGCGCTCGAAGTTCGGGCGGTTGGCGCGCATCATGAAGGGGCCTCCTCGGTCGGCAGGACGAACCCCTGCGGCCCGCCGCGGCCTGGCAGACGCACGCGCCCGATCAGCCCGCGCCGTTCCGCCATCGCCAGGAAGTCGCCGACGCGACGCCAGGACAGCCCGGGCACGCTCGCCGCCCGCTCCCGCAGTTCGGGCAGCGTGACAGGTTCGGCGGAGATGAACTCACAGACGAACCGATCGACATCCCACGCCTCCTCATCCGCCTCGTCCTGCTTCTCCGCCTTCCGCTTGCTCGGACGCTCCTGCCTGAGCTGGGTCGGGTCGAGCGAGGGGTCGAAGTCCCACACCGGGAACGACCACCGCAGGCCCGCTGGATCAATGGGAGCCCACGACCGCACCGCCGCGTCAAGCACGACACACCCGCTCTCCTCGTGCGGGCGCAGCACGAGGTGCGAATCGGTGGCGCGGCTCTGGCTCCCCGCCCCCGCCCCGACGTCGGTCACGCTCTTGGAGGACTGGTTGCCCTTGGTGCTGTGGTGGATCAGGACGAAGGCGCAGCCGAGGCGGTCGGCGTAGGCGTCGATGGCGTTGTAGATGCCCGCCATCGTCGCGTTGTCGTTCTCGTCGCCCCCCAGCGGCATGAAGCGGTAGAAGGCGTCGAGGATGATCAGGCGGAAGCGCCCGGGCTGGAGGCGGTCGAAGTACGGCCGCAGGGCGAAGATGTCGCGCAGGCGCCCGCGCAGGTTGTCGATCGCCACGCGCCGGCCCACCTGCGCGAAGTCGAGCCCCCGTGCCCGGGCGACCTGGGGCACGCGCGAGGCGCTCGTCTCGCGGTGCAGCTCGTTGTCGATGATGAGCACCTCGCCGGGCGTGGTCTCGTAGCGGCCGAGCCAGGGACGGCCCGAGGCGACAGAAAGCGCCAGGTCGAGCGTGAGCCACGATTTGCCCGTCTTGGGCGCGGCGATGATGTTCATCGTCTCGCCCTCGCGGAGCAGTTTGTTGATGATCGGAGGCCGCAGCGCCGGGTACTGCTCGTGCAGATCGACCGCCAGCACGAACGCGGGCTCGAGGGGGTCGTCGGGCCTGGGCTCCGGCTGGCGAACCAGCCCCGAGAGGTCAACGCCATGGGCCGGCTCCGTGCGGCCGTACCCCTTGGCGCGGAGCGCCGAAGCCGCGGCCGACCAGTCCCCGCTGTGCTCAAGCAGGGCGTAGACCGCGAAGGGCGCGTACCCCTTCTGATGCTCGAAGGGCGGCGCGTTGCTCGAGAAGACGTAGAAGACCCCGTCCTTGAGCGTCGCGCTCGTGCCGTGCTCCTTGCCGGGCCGGCACCAGTGCTCGTTCTCCCCCGCGCGGACCTGCCGCCAGCCGTGCGCCTGCAGGAGTTCGCGCACGTCCCCGCGGGCGTTGAAGTCGTCGCCCGGGCGCTGGCGCTCGGGCTGGTATGCGCCCGGAACGACGCCGTCGCCCAGCACGGCGCGCGGGGTCTCGTCGAGCGCCCAGGCGCACCCGAGCAGCACGTCGCGCTCGTCGGGCGTGACCACAGGGGGGGCGTGCAACTCGCCCTGGAGCAGGGTGTAGCCCTCCGACGGGGCGCACAGGAACATCCCTCCCTCGCCCCGCGTCTCGATGAGCGTGACGACGGCGTGCCAGCGGCCGGCGCTGTCCTGGCGCGGCTTGTGGGTCTTGCCCCCGACCACCAGTTCGCCGGGGCCATCGGCCTCGATGCGCCTGCTGGCGAGCTTGGTGTTCCCCGAGACCGGCCCGCTGCACCGGTACACGACGTGCCGCCCGCCCGAGGGCGTGGACTCGACGACCACCCGCGCCGCCAGCCCAGGGCACGCGGCCTCGACCGCGCCGCGCCACGCGTTGAACGCCTCGCCGCCGAGGTCGAAGTCGATCATCTCCAGGTTGCCGGAGACCGCGCCGCAGACGATGCACAGCGCGTCGTGCCGACGGCCGAACCAGGCGCGAAGTTCCTCACCGGTCGGCAGGCGCTCCTGGTAGACCTTCCACGCCGCGAGCGCCACCCGCTTGCCCTCGTCGTCCCGCACCGCCGGCAGCGCGCACAGGCCCGCGGCGACGCAGGCCTGCGCGTGCGACCGAATCGTGCCGTTCGAGCTGGGCGGGGGCGCTTCCGGCATCAGAATGGGATCTCGTCGTCGGGGATGCCGTACGTCGTCCCCGCGGGCTCCGGCTCGCGGTCGGGCACCGCATCGGGGTCGTCCAGCCGGGGCGGCCTTTCGGCGAGCATGTGCCGCGTAACCCGCTCGAACTGCTCGCCCGCATTCCTCTCGACGGTGATGGAGAGCGTCGGGGCGACCGCCCCGGCCCGCGCGAGTTCGACCGCCTCCTCGGTGCTCGACGGCACAGGTTCAACCGAGCGGGCGCGCCACCAGGCTTCGGCCTTCGTCCGCGCGTACCCGGTGTGGTCGAAGCAGACCCACTCGCGGAAGTAGCGGTTGAACCCGACTCGGTACTCGACGCGCATCGTCAGCGGCGCGGACGGGTCGCCCCGCTTCATGTGCACGTGGTACGTCGTCTCGCTGACGCGGTGCTCCTCCCGCGTCGTCTGGTCCGTCAGGATGCCCTCGGTCGCCGCGGAGGCCTCGTGCTTCTGGCGGTTGGGCTCCGGGAAGCGGTGCCCGCACTCCGGGCAGAACTGGAAGCCCGCCGCGATGAGCGCGCAGCACTCCGGGCACTCCTTGACCGGCGGCTCGCCCGTGCCCTTGCCGGGCTCGTGGATGCGGATGGCGTCAACCGGGCCGTGGCGCAGCACGTTGCCGCCGAAGTCCAGGACGAGGCAGTCAGCCTTGCCGGGGTGCAGGCGGAAGCCGCGCCCGACCATCTGGTAGTAGAGGCCCGGGGACATGGTCGGCCGCACGAGCGCGACGCAGTCGATGTGCGGGGCATCGAAGCCCGTCGTCAGCACGTTCACGTTGCACAGGTACTTGAGCGAGCCCGAACGGAAGCGGGCGAGGATCGCCGCCCGCACGCCGTCGGCCGTGTCTCCGGTGATGAACCCGCACTCGACGCCGTGCCTGGACTTGAGCGTCTCGGTGATGTGCTGTCCGTGCCTGATGCCCGACGAGAAGATGAGCACCGCCTTGCGGTCGGCGGTGTGCTGGACGATTTCGCCGCACGCGCCTTCGACCAGCCCCTCCTTGTCCATGAGGTCCTCGACCTCGCTGGCGACGAACTCCCCCGCGCGGACGTGCAGGTCGTCGGTAGAGACCTTCTGCCGCCCCGCTTTCGTCTTGAGCGGCGACAGGTATCCCTGGACGATCAGTTCGCGCACGCCGACCTCGAAGCAGACGTGGTTGAGGATGTTGTGGGGGGGCGGGGCGCAGATCGAGCCCGACTTCATCCGGTACGGCGTCGCCGTCAGGCCCACGATCCGCACGTGCGGGTTCACCGCCCTGGCGTCGGCGATGAACTGCCGGTACATCCCGTCGTCCTCGGCGGGGACCATGTGGGCCTCGTCGATGATGATCAGATCGACGGGTCCCAGGTCGCACGCCTTCTTCCAGATGCTCTGGATGCCCGCGATGGTGGCGCTGTAGCCAAGGTCTTTGCGCTTGAGCCCAGCCGAATAGATGCCCACGGGCAGGTCGGGCGCGATGACGCGGAGCTTCTCCGCGGTCTGTTCGAGGAGTTCCTTGACGTGGGCGAGGATGACGACGCGGCCGTTCCAGAGCGTGACCGCGTCGCGGCAGATCGTCGCGATCAGCGGCGTCTTGCCCGATCCGGTCGGAAGCACCGCGACGGGGTTGTCGTCGCGGGTCCGCAGGTGGTGGTAGATCGCCTCCACCGCCTCGGCTTGATAGGGTCGCAGTTGCATCGAATGCGTCCGGTGCGCTTCCACGCACCGGTCGCTCTGACCTCGCTATGCCACGCCGGGCCGTGACCTACCCCGAACCGCCCCGACGTACCTGGCCATGCCACGCCAATCCAGACCTGGCCTCACCTCGCCGCGCCCGAGCACACCGAGCCAGGCAGTGCGTAGACCGTGACATGTACCCCGCCGCCCCGCGTGCATTGGCCGCGGCGGATGTCGATCCGATCGATCATGCTGTCGTCTCGGTACAGCCCGCCGTGCTGGAGTGAGTCGAGCAGGCACTTGAGAAGGTTGTCGAGGTCGCGACGCCTCCGATCCGGCGGGAACACCGTTACGAGCACCGTGAGCGGGCCCGTCACCGACGGAGCGCCCATGGCCAGCAGCGCCGCCTTCACCGCGGCGCGGTACTCCCGCCCGGTCCGGCTGATCAGCGTCGCGTTTCCGACGCGCCGGTAGTAGTGATTAGCCGAAGGTGGGAGTGGGAGAGAGAGTTCCATGCGTCTGTTCGAACCTTGCCAATCCGCGCCCGGCCATGCCCAGTCTCGACATGACCAACCAGGTCCCATCAGTCAGACAGCACATCAAACCGCGTCACACGGAATCGCCCGTACGTCGGGCGGAAGTCCGCCAGGCCCACCAGGCGACCCGCATCGGTGAGCAGCCCGTGCAGCATCTCGGGCGAGACGTACTCCGGCAGGTTGACCATGAACACGAACGCAGCGGACCAGCCGGTCTTGAGCGCGGGCCGCACGCGGGTGATGCCGTTGCGCTGCACCTGCACGCGGCACTTGTGCTCGTAGTCCCACCGCGTGGTGCCGAGGCCCGCAAGCGGCGTCAGGCTCACGACCGCCGCCTTCACGAGGTCCTGAGCGCTCTTGCGCGGCGAACGGGGGTCCTGCCGGAACTTGGCCGCCCCGATCACCGCCTGACGGAGGTACTCGCCCGGCAGGCAGAGCTCGCCGTCATCGTTGCGGTAGACGTACGACTCGATATCGTCGGACTTCTTCGCCGCCGACCCCTTCGCCGAGCGTGCCTTGGCCTCGACGGCCTCGCAGTTCCAGCGGTGGAACAAGAGGTCCGCCTCGCCCTGGATCTCGACCTCCACGCGGTACGGGATGGTCGCGTCGATGATCCGCTTGCCGCCGTTGCTGATGTCCGGTCCGATCGCTGTTGCCGTGCTCAATGGTGTGCTCCTTGTTCTACTCTCACCGCTCGCATTCCCGCGAGGCAGTTCCATACCGAGCCTTTCCTCGCCTGTCCCGGCCGTACCTAGCCTTGCCGTCCCTTGGCGCGCCTAACCCCCGGCTTGCCACGCCACGCCTGTGCCCGACAAGACTCAGTCCAGTTGGGTGCTCATCGCTTCCAGGGCGGCGTACTCGCCGTGCCGGTGCCCGCCGGGATGCGGCTGGCTGCGGCGTTGCCGCCGCCCTTTCGCGAGTACCCCTTGACCACGTTGGTCTGCTCGCCCGTGTCGTCGCGCTTCTTGCAGGCGACCTTCACCACGACCGGCAGGTTGTGCAGCTCGCTGCTGTCCCTGGGCACGAGCACGCCAACCGCGCGGCACAGCGCCGAGAGCGTGCCCTTGGCAATCGCCACCGTCTGCGAGTTGCTGTGCTTGAGCATCAGCCGGTCCCACACCTTCCGGCCCTTGTGCGGCCCGTCGATGACCTCCAGCTCCAACTGCAGGTACTCGCCCGCGCCGTTCTTGGTGGGCTTCATCTCCGAGGCCACCACGACCGCGAGGTACTCGCCGGGTGGCAGCGGCTCGAACGCGACGTTGGGATCGACTTCGTTGGCGTTGAATCCGTTCAGGCTGGCCATGCGTCAGTCTCCTTCTGGTGCTTGTGCTTCGGAACCGGCCGCCTCGGTGGCCGGCGTGGTCGGTGTGCTCGGTGCGGCGGGCGACGCGGCGGCGAGCGGGTCTTCGCCACGGACCAGCGCCGCGAAGACGCGGTAGTCGAGGGGGAACTCGTCGGGCAGGCCGATGCGGTTCTTGGCGACGTGCGCGGGCCGCTCGACGGTGCGGATGATCCGCTCGCCCGTCCCGATCCCCTGGTGCTTGGCCTTGTTGAACCCCTCGTCCACCTTCCGCGTGTGCACGCGGTACGTGGCGAACAGGACCTCGTCGCACCACTCCTGCACGAGCGCGCTGGCGAGCTTGTGCAAGCGGGGCGAGTACCGGTCGTACGGCTCGGTCTCGGGGTTGTCGAACTTCTCGATCTTGGCGTGCGCGATCAGGATGACGCCCATGCCGCGGTCGCTGCGGAGCGCGTCGAGCGCCCCGAGCACCTGCCGCCACTTGTCGATCGCGTAGGTGTACCCCTTCGCGTACCCGACATCCTCGATGGACTCAACGCTCTTGTCGGAGCACACCTCCGCCCAGATGAGGCGCTCCAGCCAGTCCAGCGAGTCGATGACGATGGTCTTGTACGGGTGCTCGCTCGTGTAGAGGGCCTCGAGCGAGGCCATCACCTGGCCGAGGCTCTGGGCCAGCGGGAACGACTCGCAGTCGATGTCGCCCAGCCCGTCCTCGGTGGGGACGAAGATCGGCGACTCGGCCATCGCGCCGAACGTGGACTTCCCGATGCCCTGCGTGCCGTACAGCAGCACGCGCCGGGGCTTGGGCCTGCGTCCCTTCTGGACCTGCTGAATCAGGGTGCTCATGGGTGCTTCCTTGTGGTGTGTGGGGTCGAGGTCGTGCGGCCAGATCTCGCGGACGAAGTCGCCCTGGCCGAGGCGAACCAGCGGAAGAGCGGCGGTGGAGGGGCGGGCGATCACGCGGCCGACTCGCACGGGTGGCGGGCCGCGGCGGACGGCCTCTTTGGCGACGGCCCGTCGGTGCGCGCCACGCTGAACGTGTCGTCGCCGAACTCCCGCGTGCAGAAGCCGATGAACACACGCGCGACCGCGCGGCCGGTCTCGGTGCTCGCGTCGATCACGACGACGCGTTCGTCGGCGTCGATGGCGTACCCCGCGTCGAGCCGGACGGCCGCCTCCCCGTACAGGCAGCCGACCGCCAGGATCGCCAGCAGGAGCGTCTCCTCGACGGCCTGCATGTCCACGGGGATCTGGAACGCGAGCCGGTACACGAGCCGGCCCGATCGGGCTTCGGTGTTGGTCATGGCAGTTCTCCGGGGTCCATCTACGCGAACCGCGCTCGCCGTGGCGTGCGATTCAGAAGTACTCCTCCAGGCCGGCGTCGCGGAAGATGGCGCGGATCTTGGCGACGTTGTCGCGCAGCGTGCGTCGCGGGATGCCCATCTCCTTCGCCGCATGCGTGAGCAGGTCGCGCAGGAGTTGGTCGCAGACGCTGCGTTGCTTGGGGCTCAGGCGACGACGCGCCGATTCCAGGTCCAGCCTCAGATCGATGAGGCGTCGCCACCGGTCGTGCGACCACGCCGGGTCGGCGGGCTCCTCGCCGCGGCAGCCGAGTGAAACAGCACGCCCGTGCCGCTTCCTGGACCGTCGCTCCCGAAGCACCGACACCAGCCGCGTCGAGACGACCTGGTTGATGTAGGCCTCGACCGGTCCGCGGCTCGGGTCGTAGCGGCCCCATACCTCGACGAGATGCACCATCACCGCGCTGGCGACGTCCTCCTCGTCCGAGACTCGGATAACGCCGCGCTGGCGGTACTGCGCGACCTCGCTGTGGATGACCTTCCAGGCAAACTCGATCGTGATGCGGTCCATGTCCATTTGCTCGTCCTTCTGTTTCTGCGCGCAGCCACCGCGCCGAGGCGTCGGGCCGCGTTGAGTGCTGTCCGTGGGATGTCGGGTCGGGTGATCGCCGCGGTGCCGAAGAGGGTCGGACGCGGCGGTGTTGTGATGGGCGGATTCGCCCGAGGCAGGGCG